TGCTAGTGTAATTGTTAACAAGACCCTTCGGGGTCTTGTTTTATAAAGGTATTCGGTACCTTTATAAAACAAGCGAGGTATTTATGGCAACAAATTTAGTAACAAAAGCAGAATACAAAGCTTACATGGGAATTACAAGTATAAACTCTGATGCAGAAGTTGATTTATTAATACCCAAGGTTAGCGATTTAGTAAAAACATATTGCCGTCGTACCTTCATTGACTTTTACGACGAGGCTAAAACAGAAGTATTTGATGGTGGCTTTAAACAAATTATTTTAAAAGAAACTCCAGTAGTAGCAGTTAACTCAGTAGCTTACAGTGCAGATTACGGTAAGACTTATACTAATCTTGTAAAGTTTACAGATTGGGTAGTACGTGACGATTATGTACTTAGTTTAAGCCCTATGGGATTCCCAGAACAAATTAATGGATACAGAGTAAATTATTTTGCAGGATACGAAGTAGTACCTGGCGATTTAAAATTAGCAGTTTTAGACTTAATAGAGTACTACTCACGAAACAATGGCGTGGTTCACAGCACTCGTGACTTAAATCCTGGTACTACACAGATTAATTATGTAGCTTCCAGTAATTTTCCAGCATCGATCAAACGTGTGTTAGATCAATATATGGCAGACTTTTCATGAGTTTAGATAAAATGTCTGCGACGGTACGTTCGCACATAGTCTCCAGATTAACTGACGTAATTACTAAAGGTACTGGAGATTCGTTAACTGAACGTAAATTAAAAACATTTGAGTCCTACACTAGTAGGGATCAAATTAGAAAAGATACGGATACAGTTGGCGGCAGACACGAATCTATAATGAGTAGAGGCTCTTTTGCAGCATTATTGCAGGATATGTCAAAAGCAATTGAAGAAAAAGAGTTATCCGATAAATTAACTGTAGCTGTACAAAATGCATCATTCGATGGTTTTGTATCTTATATCTCAGACGTATACTATAAAGACAAAGAATTTTTGTTAACTGATAACCGACGTGTTAAGAATGGTTTTATATACTCGGGCCCTACGCGAAATACTAAAGAAAGCGTAGCAGTTTTTGCTAAAGCGCAAAACGAAGACGAATCTTTTAAGGATCTTTTACTATTAAAAAATATTCCTCAAGGAAAGATTGTAACGTACTACACTGAGTATATTGCGCAGAATACCCCAGGTATAACAGACGAAATAAAATCCCAGCTAAGAAAATCTTTACAAGGCGGCCACTTAACTGGCGTTTTTACAGCAAGATTGATCAGAGCTTTCGGACTAAGAAAAGACTCTGCAGGACAAGTTAAATTTAACAATTCCACAAAACAATTAACAGATTTAGAAAAACAACTAGGGGTAGTAGTAGATTTAGTTACTAATGCTGACTTTTTAAGTAGTAATATTGCATTAGACGTTAATCTTTTTACAGAAACTGATAAGCGTTTGTTTTCAAATGCAGCAGAGATACGATTGACAACTGAAGTTCAGTTTGCAAAATTTAATAAGGAAGCAGGAGATTTATTAACAACTGCAGGTACTTATCTATCAAAACTTATTTCTTCTGTTAAGCCTAACGTATCTAATATTGCACAAGAAAAAGCTGCACAAGAAGCTTTTAAGAAACTACTTAGTAACTTACAAAAAGTAAGCTACTATGTAAAAGATAGAGCGCTGCAGTTGCAAAAATTAAATAATACTACAAACCTAGATCCTATACTAGAGAAAAAACTAGTTAAAATACTGGAAAGTCAGCAAACTTTTGATGCCTTAATAAGTACAGAAGGTTCTCCAAGTATGTTAAATCACTTAACTACTATGATGGCAGATGCTGCAGTAGGAAAAATCACAAAAGGTTCTCGTACCACTTTAGTATTAAAAAATAAACTATCCGTAGGTACTAAACAAAGCAAATCAAAGGTTACAAAACCAACTAGATCTAAGAAACCTGATCTAGTATTCAAAGAGCCTGCTCTAAAATTTAGTAATGCACGACAAGTAAGTTTAAACTCTTTACAGCTACTACTAGACAGTACTCTTGCTGAAAAAATAAAGCAGAATATGGGCAACGGATCTAGGCGTGACATATTAAATTTACGTAGCGGAAGATTTGCTGAAAGCGTAAAAGTAGAGCGATTAACAGAATCTAGGGCAGGAATGGTAACAGCTTTTTATAGTTATATGAAGAATCCGTATGCAACTTTTAGTGCTGGTGGAGTGCAATCTAACCCTAAATCGCGAGATCCTAAGTTATTAATATCTAAGTCAATTCGAGAGATTGCCTCTACACAAGTTGACAATAGATTAAGGGCAGTAGCCATATGAGCAAAAGAACATCTATTATAAGAGCATTAACAGAAAAACTTAATACAATTGATGGGCAAGCGCCTTATAAAACTAATCTAAGTAATAATGCGTATGCAAAACTAAAATTTTGGGATGAAATCCAAGACTTTCCAGCTATATATTTAACCCCTGGCTCAGAAATACGAGAATACTTACCAAGTAATTTTGCTTGGGGTTTTCTAGGTATCAGCCTAAAAGTATACTGCCGAGGCGAAGAAGCACAACAACAATTAGAAGAATTGTTGGAAGATGTAGAGACCTGCGTAGATGCTAATCGAGTGCTGGCCTATGATACAATTACAGGCCACGAAACAACTGAAATATTAATTCAGTCAATAACTACTGATGAAGGGCTACTAGCCCCTTATGCAGTTGGAGAAATTAACTTACAAGTGCGTTATGCAATTATGTAAGAAATCGTATCAATGTGTCACAACAGATAAATATCTAGTTAAAGCACGAAGATACTAAACTTAAAAGGAAATGAAATATGTCATTTAATTTAATTCGTAATAGTCGTGTATTTTTCACTACTAACGTAAATTCAGAAACAGGTGTCGTTGCAACCAGCGGTTTTACTGATACTAACACTAGAGAACTCCAGGTTATGGATGGATTTAGTTTTAGTCAGAATACAACTGCCGAAACCGTTACACTTAACGAAGCAGGAGCTTCTCCAGTTCGTGGTCAGCGTAGTTTTAATACTGCACTAGAGCCAGTTGATTTTTCTATGAGCACTTATATTCGTCCTGCTGATGGCGGAACAAATATTACAGCTGAAGAAGCGGTACTATGGAATGCTTTGTTAGGCACTGACGCAATCGGTGGTAGTGCTCCAGCTTGGTCAGATGGTGTTACATACGCAACAGTAGTTGCAACAAATTCCAACTCTCACCAATTACAAAAATTTGGACTAATCATTTTAATCGATGGTGTATCTTACATTATTGACAACTGCGCCTTAGATAGCGCTACAATTGATTTTGGTTTAGATGCTATTGCTATGATTGCTTGGGCTGGTAAAGGTGCTATTTTACGTCAAATCTCAGGTTTAACAGCTACAACAGCTTCACCTGCAGTATTTGGTGGCGGCTTAACTGGAAGTGCTAAAGCTAAGATTACTACCGCTCCGTTTATTGCTAACAAGCTAAGTACTCTTTCAATTGCTAAAGGTATTGGCGGTGGTGGTACTGCGTTTACCGTAGCCCTTACTGGTGGTAGCTTAACAATTGCTAACAACTTAACATACTTAACACCAGCTAACTTAGGTGTTGTTAACCGTCCCTTTACCTACTTTACTGGTACGCGCGCTATTAGCGGAAGCATTAATGCTTACTTACGTGCAGGTTCAACAAACACTGCAGGTCTGTTAGCCGATTTGTTAGCCGGTTCAACAACTGACGTTGATCCAGAGTTTAAAATCGAAGTAAATATTGGTGGATCTAGTAACGCAACGCGAGTATCGTTAACGATGCCAGCAGCTGTGTTAACAATTCCAACTGTTGCAACTGAACAGGTTATTTCTACAACAATTAACTTTACTGCTCAAGGTTCTGCATCAAGTGCCTTTGACATTGGTTCGGCTAATGAACTAGAAGTTAAGTACTACACAACTAACGCGGCTTAATAGCCAAAACTTTCAAGGTACCGGTTGATCTCCGGTACCGCTTTTTTCCTTGAACGACAACAAAATATTATACATATGTCAATTTCTCTAAAAAATCTCCTTGTTCCCTCAAAGTCTCTTGAAGTAGAATATCCAGGCATGCCTGATTTCAAAGTTCAAGTAGCTTTTCTTTCTCGCGAGACTTTACAGACTATTCGCAAGAAGTCTACTAAAACTAGTTTCAAAAATCGTCAACCAGTCGAAGAACTAAATGACGACCTGTTCCTAGAACTTTACGTTAAAAACGCCATTAAAGGCTGGAATGGTCTAAAGTTAAAATACTTAGAACAACTAGTTCCTGTTGACCTTACTGACCAAGATTTAGAAGCCGAACTAGAGTACTCAGAGGAAAACTCTTTGTACCTAATGAAGAATTCTACAAACTTTGACAGTTTTATTAGTGAACAGGTCACAGACTTGGGAAACTTTTCAGCGAACAAATAACTGCTGTAAGAGAACAGCTTCGCAGATACTTTCACAATAGCGATGTACACATGACAAAGGACAGTTACTTTGAAATGTGTGAAATGCTAGATCAAGAGCCAATAGAAGAAGAAATACCTATAGAAGTAGGAGACTTCCCTGAATTAGTTCAACAATGTTTTGTAATATACGGAATATTACCAGATAATTGGGACTCAATGGGCGGCGGTTTTATGGGTAAACACTATTCTATAGTTTTTAACTTGTTTAAGGTATACGGAATAGAAGATTCGGCTGAGATATTACTTTGTTTAGATTTCTTACAACATATGGATGGTGTAAGACAGAAGTTAGTTTCAGAAAAATTAAAAGCAAAAAGCCCATAACACTTTGTTGTTATGGGCTTTTTTGTACCTAAAAAATTTAGGCTTGACAAAACAATGCCAGCGTGGTATAATCGTGTTAACTATAAGTCTAGATTTAATTTAAAAATTTAGGACAGTCTTTGCCTATTGGGGGAACAAATGGCTCAAAAAAATGTAAACATTGGCGTAAATGTCAGTGATAATGGCACTGCTAAAAAAGTAGTAAAGAATATTAATGAAATCCAGGCAGCGGCAGCCGCTGCGCAAAAAGCAACCGAAAGACTAGAGGCAGGTACAGCTAGTTCTAGAGCAGCCGCAGCCGCAGCAGCTCCAAAAAGTCAAGGTATGTCTGGACAAGAATACGGCAGAGCTCGTGGTACTGCAGGTACAACAGGAGCAAGTAGCAGAGACTTTGCTAATCAAGCACAAGGTTTGGGTGGTTTAGTACGTGTGTACGCTACTTTTGCGGCTAACTTGTTTGCAGTAAGCGCAGCTTTTAGTGCTTTAAAGAATGCAGCTGATACTACTAGCATGATACGTGGATTAGAACAACTTGGTGCACAGGGTGGAAGAAACCTTGGGGCCTTGTCACTGCGTATTGCTGATCTAAGCGATGGTGCGGTTAGTTTACGCGAAGCAATGACCGCTACTGCTCAAGCTACTGCAGCAGGCATGAGTAGCCGTAATTTAGAACGTTTAACTACAGTTGCAAAAACTGCAAGCCAGGCGCTTGGTATTAATATGCCTGACGCATTAAGTCGTTTAAGTCGAGGCGTTACTAAGTTAGAACCTGAATTATTAGATGAATTAGGTATTTTTGTTAAAGTAGATGAAGCAGTAACAAATTATGCACGTAGCATAGGAAAAACTGCGACTGGACTAACTGATTTTGAACGTCGTCATGCTTTTGCAATTGCTGCAATTGAACAAGGCGAAAAGAAATTTGGTAGTATTCAGCTAGACGCAAATCCATACAGCAAACTATTGGCTAGCGTAACTAATCTGGCACAGACTATTTTAGAGACAATTAACAAAGCTTTAGGGCCGTTAATGGAAATATTGTCTCAGAGCCCTAAAGCTCTGGGAGTTGCTTTAGCTGGTATTGCTGGTATTTTACTAAAACAAGCCATACCTGCATTAGGAATGTATCGCGAGAATGCCCGAGCCTTAGCGGAAGAAACTCGCGAAAGAGTAGCTAGAAGTGTTAAAGATCAACAAGCAGCTGCTTCTGTTATGGATGCAGCTTCTGCAATGCGCGCAGAAAAAGCTTTCCAATTAGAAAAAACTACACAAGATAGAATAGCGAAATTACAAAAAGGTAGATTTAGCCAAGATTTGCTAGGCAAAGATTTACGCACTAGTTTAAAGAAAAGTGCTTTTGATATTACACCAGAAGAAACTTCTGCACTAAAAGCACGTTCGCAAGCATTGTTAGACAGCGATAACGACACACAGAGAAAACAAGGTGCAAAGTTGCAAGCTCATCTTTCAAAAATGGAAGATTTAAGAAGAGAAAGTGCCGCTCGTGGAGATGCTGCAGCAGCAACCAATGAGGCTAAAGACGCTAAGTGGTATAGTCATCAACAACAAATGACTAAAAACTTAGAAAAACTAAACAGAGATGCTGCAAAATCCCGCTTACTAGCAGGTGTTGCTGATACTGCTGCAGTACTTGGCCCAACAGCTGCATTTAGAGAATTAAGTGAACAAACCAAAAAATTAGATGCAGGCCCTGTAAGCAAATCTTTTGTAGTATTGCGCGGAGCACTAAGTATAGCGGGCAGTGCTGCTACAACAGCGCTAAATGCTTTTGGCCCTTTGATGCTTATATTTGGTTTAATCTCATCAGCAATAGGTGGGTTAATTAGCTACTTATCGAACACTGCAAAAGAGTCTGCAGAAACAGCAAAAGCATTTGACGCCGTAACAAGCTCAGTAGAAAATGTTACTAGAACTCTAGAAGCATTGGCTAAGAAAAGCCCTTTAGAAAGAATCAGTGTTGAAGGTATTAGTGCAAGAGCTACAGCTTTTGGCGAACTAGCAGAAAATATTCAACTAGCAAATATGCGAGCAGTTGCTGAGTTTGCAAAAATGGGCAATACTGATCAATTTGTTAATTGGGTATCTAAATTATGGAACGGTGACGTTCAAACTAAGTTAAACGAAGTAACGGCACAAGGTTTTGCAAAAGCTTTTGCAACGCTTGAGCGCGGCCCTGCTTCAGACAAGTTACGTGAATCGTTTAAAAATAGTTTAGGTATTGATGAATTAGATGCTACAAGTATCAAAAAAGCACTAGAAAAATTGCCTGAAGAATTACGAAAAGTACGCTTAGACACTCTTACCAAAGATTTAAAAGCAGCTGCTTTAGCAGCAGAAGTTACAGCGGCTAAAGGCAAAGAGCTAACAGAGGCATATGCTCAATCTGCAAAACAATTGCAAGATTTGCGAAACAGTTTTTTACCTACTGATGCCGTAAGTAAGCTTGGTATGACTATAATTGATAATGCAGGTAAATTAGATCTTGCATTAAAAGATCCAGTGCAGACATTGAACGCAATGAATGCAGCGGTAAGAGACAGTAATACCTTAAGTTTATTTGCTCCAGAAAGTGAGAAACAGCTAATAGCTCTCAAAGTAAATGTAGAGGCTTTGAAACAAAGCTATTCACTTACATCAAACGAAATAGACAAAGCTGAAAGTAAAATAGCTTTATTAAACGAGGAAAAAGCAAATACTACACCAACGTCAGGAATATTTGGTTCAAATCTTGAAAAACTCGAACAAATTAATAAAGAGCTTGAGCAATTAAAAGACCGCAAAGAAATTAAAACTAAATTGTTGTTTGATATACAAGCTCAAGCAAAACTTGAAGCTAATAAATTTGACGCAATTTTAAGAGATCAATTCTTTTATGGCGCTAAGTTATTAAGTGACAAACTAAGTCTAGAGTGGGCAAAAGCAGGTAACACAATTGGTGCTGCTATTGCAGGTATGCTTGGAGATACTGAAGGTGGTATAAGGCTACGTGCTAAGTATGAGACAGCCGCACTGCAAGTGCAGATGGAACAAATAAAAACTCAACTTGAGTTAATAAAATCAAATGAGCGTTTATCAATAGCATTAGAGCAATCCTCTATAGACGAACAACTTAAAAATGCTGATAAAAATGATCGTGCAGTACTAGCCCCAAGACAGGCAGCTCTTGATAATCGTAGAAAAATCTTAGAGGGACGAGTTACTCAAGGTAGTACGGCTAAGTTAGCTCAAAGTATTAAAGAAGGTACTCTTGGTGCAAAAGAAAGTTTAGGTTATGTTGCAGCTGCAGAATCAGCTTTTGCAGCAATGGCTAATATTAGCGCTCAGATGGGTGTAGTTGCTATAAGAACCGCTGTAGATACTGCTAAATTAGGTATGAAAACCGAGCAAGAGTCTTTAGATAGACAGGCCGATAGACTAAAGCTAAGTAAAGATAACTTAGGTACTTTAGAATCTATTGTAGGTACAGAATCTACTATAGTAAATACTCTTAAACAAGGCATAGACCAACAACAGTTAAAGTACGATAACGATAAAAAATCTTACGAACTTAGACTTCAAATAGCTGCAAACGAAATTTTACTTACTAAGGCAAAGTCGGATGCAGATAAAGCTGCTATTAAGTCTGATATAATTACAGCCAACAATAAAATAAAAGAGCTTGAAACAACAGGAAAAATAGCAAAAACAAATCTAGATAATAAACAGATTGTTGATAATTCTAACCTAGCATACGCTGAACAAGTAAAAGAGCAAGAAAAACTGTACGCCAGATTACAAGAAAACCAAGCCTTAGAATCTGAAAGAATGGGTATGGCTGATATGCGCTTAGAAAGCGCAAAACAACTAAATGCCATAGGCGAACAAGGTTACTTAAGAGAGAAATTATCTTTAGACAATGACAAAGCTAGATTAGAAACTCAAACAAGAATCGATCAAATACGAAAAGGTTCTAATGATATTACTGCGGGAGCTGAAAAAGTTATCGGTCAGGCACAGGTCGCTCTTAAAACAGCCGATCCAGCAACCGCCCAAGCTTTGAACGAAGCAATCAGATTACAGCGCCAATTAATAGACGAAACTAATGTTAGCAGTGACAAACAGGTAGCAAGCCTTATTGCGCAGCTAGGTTTAAGAACAGACATAAATAAATCTAGTATGGAACAAGCATCAGCTATGCAAAAAGTTGCTGATGCTACACAATCACTGGCATCTTTATTCGGCGAATTAGGTACTAAAATTGGTGGTACAGTCGAAGCATTAGTTAAGTACAGTATGGGCTCTGCTGCTATGACTAAACGTCATGCCGACAGTCTGCTAAAAATGGACAAAGACAGTGAAGCTTACAAAGACAAAGCTAAAGAAAATGCTCAAGAGCGTGAAAAGTTTGAAATTGACGGTGAAATGAACGCTGCCAAAGTTGCCAAAGGCTTATTCAAAGAAAAGACTGCGGCATATAAAATTCTCAATAACTTAGAGAAAATTCGTGCAGCGCAATCTATTGCATTAAGTATAAAAGAAGCCGCTATTAAACTAGGGTTAATTACTGAAGTACAATTAGCTAGTTTTGCTGCAAGTGCAAAAGAACTTGCAATGAAAGCTAATAGTGCCTTAGTATCCATTGGTATTGATATTCCCAAGATCTATGCCGCTACTATTGGCCAACTAGGTATTTTTGGACCACCAGTTGCTGCAGCTATGATTGCTGCATTTGTTGGTAGCGCTTTTGGTAGTAAGGGTGGAGCTAGTTTTGTTCCTAATTCTGAGCAACGTCAAGAAACTCAAGGCACTGCCATGGGTTATGATAAAGATGGCAAAAAAGTTCAAGTACGTCGTGGAGTATTTGGCGATACGGATGCTAAGTCAGAATCGATTGTCAAGAGCCTTGAAACAATGCGTGAAACATCAGTAGATGGCTTAAACTATGATAATCAAATGGTTAAACTATTGGAAAGTATTGATCGTGGTATTAACAGAACAGCAAAAAGTTTGTATTCTATTGAAGGCTTACGTAGCGGTAGTATGTTCGGTACTGTACCGGGAACACAAAGCGGTGGCGGCTTCTTAGGTACTGGCGTATTTGCTAGTAAAACAACTCGTACTATTAGTGATAGTGGAATAATAATTGAAGGTACTTTTGCTCAACTTGCTAAAGATACTAACAAAGCGGTTATTGACTTCTTTGAACAAGTAACTGTTTCAAAGAAATCTTGGTACGGCAAAACTAAAACCTGGGTTGAAACTACACGTGCAGAAATCGATGATTCTACCAGCCAATTCTTTTCAGAGATTTTTGGCAATGCTACAACGTTGTTAAAAGAAGCGGGTTCTAAAGCAAGTATTAGTGCAGCTACCATTGATGAAATTCTAGGTGCTATGAATCTAAAAGACTATTTTATTAGTTTACGTGGATTAAAAGGCGAAGACTTCCAAAAAGAACTAAGCTCTATTATTAGCAGTATACTAGACGACGCAAGTTCAGCTATTTTTAGCAGTTTTGAAAAATATGCTAAGTTTGGCGAAGGTATGTTAGAAACTGTTAGTCGTGTAATTGACAGCAATGTAAAGATTAATCAAGCTTTAAAGAACACAGGTTCTACATTTGATGTAACAAAAAGCTATCAAAAAGCAGTCGAAACTATAGTAACAGTTGGTGGTAAAACGGAAACAATAATTAATATGATAGGCAACACAGCCTTTGATATTAGTGAAGCACTAGTAGAAAATGCTGGTAACTTAGAAAGTTTCCTTTCCCAAGCAGAGTTTTTTAGAGAAAATTTCTTAACGTCAGCAGAACAATTAGCTCCTATTACAACAGCTGTAAATGTGGAACTAATACGTTTGTCAAAGCTAGGATTTAAAGCAGCTGATGGGCTTGTAGATACTCGCGAAGAGTTTAAGCTATTGGTCCAAGGTTTAGATCTATCAACAGTATCTGGACGTAACGCATACCAATCTTTAATGAATGTTCAAGAAGGTTTTGTAAAAATGATTGACGCTGCTGAAGAAGCAGCTCAAAAATTAAAAACTTCACGTGAAGACTTATTCGCCCAAATCTTATCTCTTACAGGAACACCTGCTGAGATATTAGCAGTAAGCAGAGCTAAACAGTTAACCGACACAGCCAAAGAATTAGTACCTTTACAAGAATATGTATATGCGCTCGAAGATATTAAATCGGCTGAACAAGCCCTTACAAAAGCCAGAGATGCAGAACTAAATAAAGTTAAACAACAGAAAACAGCAATAGAAACTACTATTACTTCTATTAAGAACTACATTGAATCGTTTAAGAAATTTAAAGATTCGTTATTGCTTGGCTCAGCATCTCCTCTTACTCCTACTGAAAAGTATGCCGAGGCTAAGAAACAGTTTGATGCAATTTTAGCTACAGCTACTGGCGTGGCAGTCACACCAGAAGAAGAGCGCGCAAAAACCGCAGCACTAGGTCAACTAGAGTCTGCATCTACAGCCTTCTTAGACGCAAGCAGAACTTATAACGCAAGTTCTTCAAAGTATATTGATGACTTTAACTTAGTACAAAAAGCACTAACTGATAGTACTAAATCACTATCAGACCAACTAACTGCTGAAGAGAAATCTTTGGCTGCATTAAACACTCAAATAACTTTGCACGAAGAACAAATTGCAGCCCTTAACAAATTAAATGATAGCATACTAAGTGTAGCAGAAGCTATTAGGCTGCTAGATTTAGCAAAAGCCAAGCTACCTAGCTTAACTTCAGCAACGGCAGCGGCAACTACTCCTGCTGCTAACAGTAATGTTCTAACTAGCTCATTAGGTGGATACATTATTGGTAATCAAATGTATGGCTTAAAAGGCAATACTGGAATAGTGCTCGGTGCTAATGGTGGTTATGAAGGTACTACTAACTACATGAAAATGGTTGAGCGTGGCGAGGCACAAGCCAAAGAACTGCGTAGAATATATGTAGAAGACTGGGGTTACGACTCTAAAATCTTTTCACGTATAACTGGCATGAGTCAAGCAGATGTGTTAGCATGGTTTAAGAGAATGGACCCTACCTTACCAACGTTTGCAACAGGCACTAACTTTGTACCAGAAGATATGTTAGCACAAATTCATCAAGGCGAACGTATTATACCTGCAGCAGATAATGTTGAATTAATGGCAAATATGGGCGATAGAAACAGAACTAACGAAGTACTAGTTTCTGAAATTAAGAAATTAAATCAGAAAATAGATTCACTAGAAAGAGCTGTTGCAGAAGGTGCTATCATTAATGCAGACGCTACAAATCGAAATACTGTTGAGGTTTCTCGTACAGTAAAAGATACGGGCATAACAACTTCACATACTGAAGCTATTCGTAGGAGAACTCAAGTCGTATGAAAACCCTCGCAGAAATAACCACCTGGTTAAAAACATCCGACCATATTAAAACTATATTAGTAGAGATTGAAAACGTAGCAATAGGAAGTGGCCAATCGGCCACTTTCTATTTGTCTAATAGACCTTTTGTTACAGCGGCGTCAGATACTCCTAGTAGTATTAGTTATGATCCTTGCTTAGTAGGAGGAGTAAGCTTTTCAGAAACACTATCATTAGATAGCTCTATTAGTTTAGGATATGGCGATCTTGAATTAGATAATACCGGTGGAGCAAAAGATGCTTGGATAAACTATATCTGGGTTAATAAACCAGTTAAAATTTATATTGGTGATCCTAGATGGACTAGAGCCGATTTTAGACTAGTTTTCTCAGGATTAATTTCCGACATTTCTAGTAGAAGCAGAGAGTCTTTAAACTTAATTCTTGTTGATAAATTACAGCGACTTAATAATCCTATATCAGAAACAGTACTTTCAAGTTCTGCTCTTGGTAGTGATACACTTATTCCTGTTGTTTTTGGAGAATGTTTTAATGTATCACCACTAGTAGTTAGTAGTGCTACACTTACCTATCAAGTACATACTGGAGCTATAGAAGATATTATCGAAGTTCGAGATAATGGTGCACCAGTAAGTTTTACTAAAGATTTAGCTAACGGAAAGTTTACGCTTAATCAAGCGCCTTTTGGTCAAATAACTGCAAGCGTACAAGGTGCAAAACGTGGTGTTAATTATTATAATACTATACCTAATATTATTCTAGATATTGTCAAAAACTACGGACCAACAAATACTAGACTAATCGACAGTGATATTGATCTAACTAACTTTAATACTTTTAATACAGTATACCCACATCCCGTAGGCGTATATTCTACAAATAGAGAGAACATTTTAGATGTTTGCAACCAGTTGGCTGCCAGTATAGGGGCACAACTTACGTTTAGTAGTTTAGGCTTATTAAAGCTAGTAAAAATATACTACTATAGTGGCGTTACATACAATATATCTCCAGAAGACATAGACCTTGACAGCTTACAAATACAAGAAAAGTCAGTAGTTAGGGCCGCCACAAAAATCGGATATTGCAAAAACTGGACAGTGCAAGATAGCGGACTCGCAGCAGGTATAAATCCTAGCAGTCTTGCACTTTTTAACACCGAGTATTTGTACTCAACAGATATTGTAAGTACAAATGTGCTGGACTATAAGCTAACAGTTGAACCTGTAGCGGAAGATACTTTGCTAATAACACAAGCTGGTGCTGAGTGGGCTGCAGATGATCGAAATGCTTTGTTTGGTATACCGCGAACAGTGTATACAGTAAGTGGAGCAGCACACCTGCTACCCGTAGAGCTAGGTGATGGTGTGACTTTAGTTAATCCACGTTTTGGTCTAAGTTCCGGTAAATTAGGAGCAATTATTAGTATAAATCGAGATTGGATTATGGGTAAAGTTGAAATAGGGGTTATAACATAATGGCAACAGTAATCAATCAAAGAGACCTCTTACTTTTAGCAACTGTACCCAGGATGCTAAATGTAACTAGTAACTACATTTCCCTTAATTCAGCAACTAATTCGTTTTATACAAACTATAGTGGCACACAGCCTTCTCAAATTTTAATTAAGGCTAACTTAGCTGGAGAGTTAAAAGGTACAGTTACTTGGACTGTTAGCCCTACTGTTGCAAATACTGTAGATGGTAACTATATAACTATACCTGCAACATCTGTTCAGGTTGGTACCATTGTTACAGTAACTGCTACTTTACAGTTGTATGGTCAAACTTACACAAGTTCCCTAATACTTAGTAATAGTTCAGAAACAGTTACATCATCATTATCTACTAATAGTGTACAAGTACCTACTAAAGCTGACGGCACACTAGGTGTTTATACTGGTGCTACTAGCACTATGTCAGTACTTATAGGTAGTGTTGATGATTCTGCGGCTTGGGCATATGTTTGGACAGTGCCTACAGGTGTAACAGCTACTGGAGCAAATACAAGAACAATATCGGTTACTAATATGATCGATACTCTTGATACTACTACTCTTACGTGTACCGCGACTAAACAAGGTTGGCCAACACAAGTAAAAACTTTTACAATTTCTAAAGCTAAAGCAGGAATTAGCGGTACATCTTCTTCTTCTATTGATATAGATGGTATAGGTACTTTTTATAAAAATAGCGGAGGAGCTATAAGCCCCTCCGCAAGAACATTAGCAGCAATTACTAGCGGAGTTACTACTCCTAGTTATTCGTGGACTATAACTGGAGCCACTCCAAGTAGTTCGTTACAAAGTCAAGTAACTATTACACCAACAGGTGTAGCTACAATAACTGCACAGTTAGTTGTAAATGGTACTAATCTCACAACACCATTAACTATTACTAGATCAATGAGTGTTGTTGAACAAGGTATTCCTGGTCAAGTTGGTCAAAATGGTTTGATGAGTGCGTATCCTGCGATTTATAAATGGACTTCAGGTTCTGCACCTGCTAGACCAAGTAATAGTACTATCTATTACTGGAATACAGGCGTATACTCTGCACCATCAACTTGGGATATTGAAGCTCCTACAAATACTACTGCCGGTTGGGTTTTATGGTCGATTACAGTTCCGTTAAATGTTGAAGCCACAACAACGCAAAGCACATTAGACTGGACAAACGCTAGTTATAGTATTCGTGCAATTAGTGCTAATGGTATTAACGGTGCTCCAGGTGCTCCAGGAGGACAAGGTGATCCAGGAGCAGCAGGTACTCCCGGTTCAGCTACGTACTTAATTAATCGTGGTGGTAGCGGTGACGCTACTCAGCCTACGGGATCAGAAGTTTTAACGGCAACAGGGTTTAGATACGCCCAACTTGGCGACATAGCTACTATACTTTACAATAGTGGAAGTAATTCTACTGCTTATCGTGCAACAAGCAGTGGATTTTCTGCAACTTGGGCACTACAAGTAACTTATATTACAGGTTCTTTAATCGTAGAAAAGTCTATTACAGCAAATAAACTAACTGGCGGAACTTTTCAATCTACTGATAACTTATTTGATTTAGTTATGGGTACTTCAACATATAGTGCTGGCGATAATCAGACGTACTCTGTTGGGCAGGTAAATAAAAGATTGGCCGCAGCCCCTCCTGCTACAGGTCCATCACTAATTGCAGAGGATCTTTCTACAAATCCCGGTACTTATGCCTTTTATGCATACTCTGCTAAAGGAGGTGCCGCAAAATTTCAAGGCGCTCCAGGTAACGGCACCAATACAGTTTATATATCGGGTACAAGAGTAGATGCTATCTATATTAATGCTGGAAATGGTAGTCATACTGGTTCTGGACTAAATATTGAAAATATGACTAGTACATACGGAGTGCGAGTATGGAATAGTAGCACAGGTGCAACTAGCCATACTACAGGAATATTTGTCAAAGGCAACATGAGCGATACTGGTATTAGTGTACATAATTACAGCACTGCAGCTAATACAAGTGCAGCCGCATTTAGATCTAATGGTAATTCTCCTACAGTTGGTATACAAGCTGGTACTGGTGCAGCACTATATGTAGTTGGAGATACGTATGCAACAGGTAATGTAGTTGCATATTATAGTTCTGATATTACGTTAAAAACAAATATTGTTCCACTAACTAATGCTTTAGATAAGCTAAAGACTTTGGGCGGATATTCTTATGATTGGATAGATTCGTTAATTGATAAAAAAGGTGGAGAAGACGGTTACTTTGTGAAAAAACACGATGTAGGTGTTATAGCACAGGAAGTACAAAAAGTACTGCCGGAATGTGTAGGCACTAAACCAGACGGAACGCTTGGTGTTCAATACGAAAAGCTAATACCACTAATAATTGAAGCAATTAAAGAATTAGACAGGAAAATTAAATGACAACTCCTAGTGGACAAATAACTTTATTAGATGTTCAAACAGAGTTTGGAGGTAGCCCTCCTATTGCCATAAATGAGTATTATGCGGGCGGACTCTATGTACCCGCATCTACAGCAGGCGTACCAACTAGTGGTCAAATAACTATGAATGACCTTAGAAATAAAACTAAAGCTAGTCCAGTGCAAGTTTTTGCATTTCCTAGTACGGCTGCTGAAGGCGGGACTTTTTATTTTACTCTATATGTTGAGACTCTAATATACCCTACAGTATACTGGAAATTAACTGATTATGTTAATTTACAAGACGCTGATTTTCAAAGTTCCAGCGGCTCTGCAACATATAGTTATGAAGATTCTTATTACTACGCTCAGCCTATAACTATTGCAACAGACTCTCAATTTGAAGGTACAGGTACTTTTCACGTTTCTGTATACTCTGACCCTGCTAGAACTAACTTAATTGGTAAAAGCAGCACTGTACTAAGTGTAACAGATTCATATTCTGTAGGAACCATAACGGCTACCAGAGATAATATATTTAGGTATGCAAATAGAAATATAGAGGCAAGAACGTCAACAGTAACTGTACCAATTTCAGGACTAGATGGTGCAACAGTTCACTATCAGGTAAATACGATTGTTGGTAGCCAAATAACTTCAGCAGATCTTGAAACACCACTAACAGGTACTGTAACAGTGCCATCAGGCGGTTCACTTCTTTTGGTATTACGTTCATTAAATTGGACCGGCAATTACATGAACGAAGACAAAGTAGCAAACGTTACGTTTAGGTTAGGTAACTCTGGCGGAGCTTTACTAGGAACTAGTCCAAATATTGTTATTTATCGAACTCCTATACCTTCTTTTAGTTTTTCTCCTTCTACTATACGTGAGGGGTACGCTACCACTCTTAGAGGGACTATTCAGTATATTCCTTTAGATGGCTCAGCTAGTTTTTATTTTACTACAAGTTCTGGTACAGCTAACTACCAAGACTGGAGATATGCGTACACAAATTTTGGGGATGTAAATGGGGAAGTGGTATGGACTGCTGAAACTATAGATTTTACTATATATGCAAGAATAGACAATGAGTCAGAACCTTTAGAATCTCTTATAGTTGTTTGGAGAGTAAACAGTACTTCTGGCACAGCTTTCTGGGATGTTCCCTTGTACATAGAGAGCCCTGCTATGGTAATAGACGCAACAGCTACCGATACTACAGTACAAATAAATAATGTTAGTCCTTACCCAGAGCAAAGGATTTTTACTATATTGTTTCGTGCAAAACCTGCAGCAAGTGCAGGCGCAGTTACTGGGTACGGTAGTTGGAATACAACAAGTAGTGGCAGTAGTTTAGTTGCCAACGCTTATAGTATGACAGCAGGGCCTGTTGTATATAACACTAATCCAGGGGGCAATGATGGAGTATTCGATTTTCAAATAATGCTTAGTGGATACGGCTACGCAGACTATGTTATAACTCGTACTTCAAGTGTGCAAACTTGGCCAATATATGGTTTTGATTTTACAGTTAGTGGAGCAAACCAATATGGAGCTACCCGTATCGTATATGCTCAAATAACAAGTACCCCCGCTTATCCAGAACAACGTAATTTTGTTATTCAGTTTAGTATAAAGGCGACTGGAACTGATGAAACTGAGTGGGGTAATTGGTTCTCGGGATTTAGCTCAACAGTTAACGTATTTGCAAACTCTACTTTTAGTGCTCTTACTCAAATACGACCCCCAACCGTAGCAACAGCACAGTATGATGTACGCTTACGTTGTGTGTTAGACTGGAATTACATTCGAGAAACTCCTGCTCAATACGGTTTATGGCTATAAGGAAACAAAAATGGCAAATTATAAAGAAACAACTGCCGAAGGCACAACTTGGAGAAGGTCCAAGCAAGTAGTCATTAACAATGACTTAGGTACTACACCAAAACCAATAATTTTTATGGAAGAAGATGTAGCTGTTATAGGAACTAATGAATTCCATACTAACAGAGGCTCAATCTCTGCATTATATAATCCAGACGAACTAATTAATTTAAGAGATCCTGAAACTGGTGAAAAAACAGGAGTAATGATGAAACAAAGTATGGTATACTTAGCTCTATATTCACTTTACTTAGATTGTGCCGAAATCAGGGATATTGAAGCAAATCCTTTGCCAGCTCCGCAAGTTGCTGATGAAAATTGGCGACAACTAACGTAAGGTATTATATGTCAAATATGCGAATAGTCTATAGAAATATTGCAGACACTGCTACAGCCTTAACTGCTAGTAATACTAGTGGCAGCTTAGTGGCAAGCAATCTTCTAACAGACTTAAAAACTCAAGTACATCGTAGTACAACTACTGCTGTGACGTATACTCTTACTTGGAACTCTGCTCAAAAAGTAGGCTGTGTTGCAATACCTTGTACTAATGTCACTAGTACAGCCACAGTTTCAGTCAGACTATATAGCGACGAACAAGCAACCCAATTAGTATATAGTTCAGGAACTGTTACCGCAGTACCTGGGTACAATTTAGACCCTAAGCAATGGCCTCAGGGTCTAAACGCAAATACTTTTGCTTATGGTGGAAGTACAAAAATAACAGTATGGATACCTAATCAACCTAGTAATATTAGAGCAGTATTAGTTGATATATCTGACTCAAGCAATCCTGTTGGTTACATTGATTCAGCTAGATTAGTAGTAGGCGAATACTGGTCTCCACAATTCAATATACAAAATGGGGCTGACTTTCAATTTGTAGATAACTCAGAAATTACTAGACGTGATAGTGGTGATCTCGTTACAAATAGAAAGTTTGTACACGATACTTTTAGCTTTAACTTTAGCTTATTGCCAGAAGTAGACAAATCACAGCTATTACAGATTATTCGTAGTATAGGCACATATAAAAACATATTTGTAAGCCTATTACCTGAAGATGCCTCGGCTAAAACAGCTCAAGACTCTTCAATCTACGGTAAACGTTCTAACTCCTCAATCCAATATCAGTTATATAGTTTTTATGCGCATAGCATGGATATAACTGGCTGGTAATTGTTAAATTTTACCCTGTCCATTATATGGGCAGGGTATTTTTTTGCATTGACAACTTACCGCCCTTGTGGTATAATATACCAAAATGTCAGAACGTTTCAATATTTTTTCTTGACAAGCTTTTAACTAGATGTAAAGGGCGGACCTGCCGTTTGGATTATAATTAAATATACAACCACTGCTAATAAGGAGATCTGATTATGGTGGAGATTAACGACCACAGCCTCATTCAGACAGTTTCACTAGTTGCGTTAGCAGTTGTTGCTTTCTCAGTTGGAATACAGAAACTGTTAAAAGACTGGAAAAGTACTAATGCGGAAACTAGCGTAATTACTTTAATGCACACAGAACTAGAGCGCATGAGTGAACAAAACGGCTTACTAGCAACCGAATTAAATCGCTTGCAACAAGAAATGATTTTACTTAATACTCAACTAGCACAGTTATGCATTGAAAACCAACAACTACAAACAGAAGTTGTTGCACTAACTGAAGAAGTTAATAAGTTTAGAGTATCAGCTACTATAGCTGCAGCTAAAAAGGTTAAGGTGGGCTAATGCAACCAGCAAAAATTAACTATAAAATCTATCAAGGCAGCACTTTTCAAGAGACATTTCGTTGGGAATCAGAAACAAAAGTTTATGTACCAATTTCTGCTATTGCAAAGTCAGCCCCTTGCGTAGTTACTACTACCACACCACACAATCTACCAGTAGGCTGGAGATTTCGTGTAGTTGGTGCGGGTGGTATGAAAGAAATTAATTCGGTAGGCGACGACGCCTATTACTTATCTACTCTTACACCAACTACTACTACTGTAGAAATAAATCAGGTAAATAGTTTGGCGTATACCACATATACAAGTGGTGGTGTAGTAGAGTTTAATCAACCCGTTCCGCTAACAGGTTATGCCGCACGTATGCAAATTCGTGAAGCAGTAGACAGTCCTACAG